CATGGTTTGTTTAGTCTTAAGGATTACTTGCCTAAGAAGCCTTCAGACGTAGAAGTTAAAGTTATCAAAGAAATGTTCGAAGCTTCTGTTGCAGGCGAACCGTTTGATATAGACCGTTGGGGGCAATACTTTAAGCCAGCAGGTATGAGTTCTGCTACTGGTGATCCTAATACTGTTAAGGCTGCTCCAAAGGCTGCTCCTGTTGTAGCCGATGAAGACGAAGCTCCATGGGAACAACCTGCCGCTAAGGCAGCACCTGCTCCTAAAGCAGAAGAATCAAAACCTGCCGCAGGCGGTAGCAAGGCAGAAGATATCCTTGCTATGATTCGTAATCGAAACAAGTAATAAGTAACACGGCTCGGGCCTTGCGCCCGAGTTCTCTTCTCTTAAGGATATTATATGGCAACAAAGGCATTTGATTTATCAAAATTTAGAAAAACATTAACAAAAAGCATTGACGGACTAGGAGTAGGTTTTAATGATCCTACAGACTGGATATCGACAGGTAATTATGCTCTTAACTATCTTATTTCGGGAGACTTTCACAAAGGTGTACCGCTAGGTAAGGTTACTGTATTTGCTGGAGAATCTGGCGCAGGAAAGAGTTTTATTTGCTCAGGCAATCTTGTTCGTAATGCACAAAAAGACGGAATCTATGTAATCCTAATCGACTCAGAAAATGCATTAGACGAAGAATGGCTTAAAGCATTAGGTGTAGATACCGCAGAAGATAAGCTTCTTAAACTCAATATGGCTATGATTGATGACGTAGCTAAAACTATTAACGAGTTTATGAAAGAATACAAAGCAATGGCAGAACGTCCTAAAGTTTTGTTTGTGCTAGATAGCTTAGGTATGTTGTTAACACCGACTGATGTTAATCAATTCGAAGCAGGTGACCTAAAAGGTGACATGGGTCGTAAACCTAAAGCTCTTACCGCACTAGTTCGTAATTGTGTCAACATGTTCGGATCGTATAACGTGGGACTGGTAGCAACAAATCATACCTATGCTAGCCAGGATATGTTTGACCCAGATGACAAAATTAGTGGCGGACAAGGTTTTGTTTACGCTAGTTCTATTGTTGTAGCTATGAAGAAACTCAAGCTCAAAGAAGATGAAGACGGCAACAAGATCTCAGAAGTTCGAGGCATTCGTGCAGCCTGTAAGGTTATGAAAACTCGTTATGCAAAACCATTTGAAAGTGTACAGGTTAAGATTCCTTATGAAACAGGTATGAATCCATATAGTGGATTAGTTGACCTTTTCGAAGGCAAAGGATTCTTGCAAAAAGATGGCAATCGACTTAAATACGCTGGGTCGGAAGAGCTCAAGTTCTATCGTAAAGAATGGGAGCGAAATGAAGAAGGTGCATTGGACAAAGTCATGGTAGACTATGCTAAGAATCCTAATGTAAAATCTAACATCGACCTTGAAACTGGGGAAATTGTAGAACATGAATGAAAATCAAATTGGTGATATCTGGTTATTGTTTAAAGAGTACGTTGATAAAAAAATCTTAGATGTACTTGCAGAACGTTATGTTGATCTATTAGCAGACCACGGCATTAGTGATAAGGTCATGGCTGGTGCTAGCGGTATTGATGAGGATTTAGATAACGCTATAGATTTCTATCTCGATCAAGATGTTGAAGAAGAAGTCGATGAAGAAAACGACTGGGATTCTTACGAAGACGAAGAATGAACTGGTATACTCAAATCTCTAAGGATATTAGTAATATCCCCGACGCTGTAGAATATTACGAAGCTGAATTACAGGCAGCAAAATATGAATGCCGTATAACGGGAAATATAGAAAAGGCCGCTGCCAATATGCCTGGTGTTGTAGAAGTGAGATTTGGGCAACTTCAAGAAATTGAAGCAATATTAGAGTACTTGAACATTGAATGTCGTAGACTTAAAAGTCAACACTTTAGAAAGTATCTTGAAAATTATCAACGAGCACTAAGTAGTCGAGACTGCGAACGTTATGTAGAAGGCGAATCAGATGTTGTAGATTTTGAAAAAATCATCAACGAGTTCGCCTTACTACGTAATAAATGGTTAGGTATTACTAAAGCCCTTGATCAAAAACAATGGCAATTAACTAACATTGTCAAACTTAGAGTGGCCGGGATGGAAGATGCGTCGATATAGTACGCATACGCTGTATTGGTGGTCTATCTGCTCGTAGAGTATTAACAAAAAATACCATTGTCAATCTAGCATTTTCTCTCTCAGCAGTAAATTCGTGTGGTGCATGATGCATATGGCCGTCATATGCAAGTAATCTGTTATACACGTTACTAACTCTTACTGTTTCTGTAAACTCTGTTGCTACGTTTTTCCTATAAGATTCTGCATCTTCTAAGGTTTTGTTGCCGCCTTTGTAAAAATCAATCTTAGTCATAATAGATTCCATTTTATTCGGAGCAAAGATAGCCTCGTTCGTTCTAGCATAAATTGAAGTACCGCTATGACTATCCCCGTCTGGCGACAAGTAAACTAATCCGGCTAGCCTGCATAGCTCGTCTTGATGTATCCATCCTGTTCCGTATGTTTTATCAATTTGTTGAAAACATACATCCATAGACCATTGTACATTGTTAGCAAAATAATCTACAAAATCTGGATTTATCTCGTGTAACGCTTTAGTTCTTGCTCCAGGCCATCGTCCGAGTTCGTCTGTGTAATAAGGTAAACTTAACGCCCATTTTCGTATACTGTCTGGGTTGTCAAAAAACTTATCAACTATAGTTAGAGGTATAATGTGCATATGATATTTATATTCTTAAAGTACATAGTTTATAAATAACGAATGATTCCAGTTTTCATAGGTTACGATCCAAGAGAAGCAGCGGTATTTCATGTTTGTGCAAATAGTATTATTCGTAATGCTAGCCAGCCTGTACAAATTATACCGGTAGCACTTAATCTTTTTAAAGATTATAAAGAAATACACCAGGACGGTAGTAACCATTTTATATACACTAGATTTCTTGTTCCTTATCTGATGGACTGGACTGGTCATGCTATCTTTATTGATGGCGACATGATTGTACGAGATGACATTACTAAACTTTGGTCTATGAGAGACCCGTCTAAGGATGTACAGGTAATCAAGCATGATTATCGAACACGTATGCCTGTTAAGTATATGGGCGCAAAAAACGAAGACTATCCTCGTAAAAATTGGTCTAGTGTGATTATATGGAACTGTAACAGTTTTCCTAATCGTAGACTAACTCCTGACTATGTTATGAAATCTACAGGTAAACATCTGCATAGATTTGAATGGTTAGATGATGCTCGTATAGGTGAGCTGCCGATTGAATGGAACTGGCTACCGGACGAATTTGGTCCTAACGAAAATGCTAAATTATTACACTATACTCTAGGAGCACCTTGCTTTCATGAGTTTGTTGATACTCCTATGAACGAAGTCTGGCATAAAGAAAGAGAACTAACTAACTACTGTCAACAGAGAGATATCGAATGATAGACGATTTAAACTTGGAATATCGAGAAAGTCGCCGTCATCCGGGAAAGTGGTTATGGCCAAAAGAAGATATATGGGCATGGAAATGGCTTAATAAGATTGGTCACTTTGATTTACCGATACAAATAAGCAAACTACTTACATCAACAGATTTAGTAATACAAGCCGGAGGAAACTGCGGCCTTTATCCAAAACAGTATAGTAAAATTTTTAATAATGTTGTAACATTAGAACCTGATAGTAGAAATTTTTTCTGCCTATGTGAAAATGTTAAAGAAACAAATGTAATAAAATATCAAAAGGCATTGGGGGACAAACATGGGTTTGTAACTCTTAATACTAATCCACGATGGAACGAAACAAATACTGGTGCATTAAAAATATCAGGCGAAGGAACTATTGAACAAATAACTATAGATTCGTTGCATTTGTCTCCGTCGCTAATTCATTTAGATATCGAAGGATTTGAAGGACCTGCATTATTAGGAGCGAAAGAAACTATTATCAATCACACACCACTAATAGTGTTAGAAACAAACGGTAGTGGCGATGAATACGGATGGCCGCAAGAACGCATAGATGATTTATTATTTTCGTTAGGCTATAAAATTATTCAAAAATGGGGGCATGATACAGTTTATGAGAAATATTAAACAATTAAAAGAAGATTTTTTAAATTTAAAAATAAAACCAACAGCATGGCTGGGGGATAGTCCATCGAGGTTTGATACATACAAAAAATATGCATCAATGGTAGATACTATTGTTGAATTTGGCGTTTACACCGGATTAAGCACTACTGCATTTTTAGCAGGAAATCCAAAAAAATTAAGAAGCTATGATATAACAGATATTAATTTATCTATACTACCAGAATTATATAACTATGCAACCGATAATAATATTGATTTTAAATTTATAATAGGGAATAGTTTAGAAGTTCAACAGCGTGGCCCGATGTGTTTGAGGCTGCGGTTGAATTTTTAATTAACAACAACGATTGGTTTATTGTAGAACATTGTAATAAAAATTCTGGATTATTGGTTTTAAAAAAATATGATTAATATAGTTTGTGTATTGAGACAAGGTGGCAAAGTAGGTTATAATGCATCGTGGGTTGAAAAATTACATAATTCTATAAAGAGAAATGTTTCTCTTCCTTTTAAATTTACTTGTTTAAGCGATTGTAGTGTACCGTGTGACCGTATCGAATTAGATATGACCGACGACGGTTTTTGGTCAAAAATGCAATTATTTAGGCCTGGACAATTTGTAGGCCCAGTATTGTACATTGATTTAGATACTGTCATTTGTAACAATATAGACGAAATTTTAACATTGTGTAAGACTGAAAAGTTTGTAATGTGGTTAGAAAAAGACAAAAATATTCATTCCAGTGCGTTAATGTATTGGGACGGAGATTATAGTAGCCTGTGGAACTTATATAAAAGTAAACCATTAGAATACTGGAAATCTTTATATTCTGCACCTCCGCTTTACGGTGATCAAGCAATAGTTAGCGAACATGTTGAGCATAAAACATTTTTAGATATTTGCCCGAATGATTGGTTTCATATTGTTTCCAAACACGACGATGCTCTTGATTTAACAAATGTTAAAATGTTAATGTTTAGAAAAGCTCATACAAAGCCGTCGACAATGTTGTCGCATCCGTTAGTATCAACTCATTGGAAATAAAATGAAAGCATTTATAATATATCTTCCTTCAAGAAATCATAGCGTTAATCACTCTAAAATTATGTTAGAGCAATTAAAGTCTTACAATATCGATGCTCGTCTTTGGCCAGGTACGCCCGGTGATGTTGCTGTAGAGAGAGCAAAAAAACAAAAACGTACTCTTTATCCTTATAGCATTAAAAATCAAGAACAAACCATGGAAGATATTAAGGATTACATAGTACCAGAAAAATACGAAGAATTCTTAGAAACACATTTTTTAAAAATTATAAAAAGGATTCCTATAGGTGACGATAAGGGAAAATTATCTATGCCGGGAGTGATAGGATGCTTTTATAGTCATTATGACTTATGGAGAAAATGTATCGAGTTAGATGAGCCTATCATGATTTTTGAAGACGACGTAAAATTTTTTAGAGGTTGGGAACCTATAGACTGGGACGATGTATTAGTGTTATCGTTAGGTAAAAGTTCTTTTTTAAACGAGCCGTGGCAAACATACTTAGAAAATCCCAGCGGAAGTCCTCAGCCAATAACTTGGAGGGGATTTAGTATGCCCGGTGCCAGCGGTTATGCTATAAAACCAAATGCTGCAAAAACTTTAGTAAAGTTCTATAATCGATATTTCTATCCTGCAGATAATGCAATAAACCAATATCTTGTAAAAATACAAACACATAATCACCTCATGGGGCGTAATACTTTACCAGATGAAGGCAATATATCAATGACAAGATCAAAGGATTGGTAATGAAAGTAGGAATATTTTATAATTCTATTTCAAACCCTGGAAAGTTTTCTAATAAGGTTATGCTTATGGATAACTTTAAAGCAGGTGTGGTTGCCTGCGGAGATGAAGTTATAGATTATAATTTTAATAAATTACCTATAGAAAAATTAGATGTTGGATTTGTATTAGGATATACATTAGAAGATAACTTTAGAAAAAAAATAATAGATCAACTTAGACTTCAAAAAACTCCTCAAGTATTTGTAGATAGTAATATCTTACATTATTCAAGAAAAGAACACGAATGGCATCGCTATAGTTTAAATTCCGTTTATCCCAACGACGGAATTTATTTCTTTGATGCATTAGATAAAAATAAATGGACAAATTATAGTCAATGGCACAATGCTGAACTAAAGCCTTGGCGAACAAGCGGCAATCATATTTTAATATTGGCTCAACGACCAAAAGGATTTAATATGTTTACTGATCAAGACGAATGGTTAGCAAACACAATCGCCACTATTAGAAAATACAGTCAACGTCCTATTATGGTTCGTATTCATCCGGGCGACGGTACACGTTTTAAACAAATTGAAAAATTACAAAAACGCTACGGAACTA